GTCCAGGGTGCTGCTGGTGCTGCTGGTGCTCAAGGTGCTGCTGGTGCTCAGGGAGTCCAGGGTGCTGCTGGTGCTGCTGGTGCTCAAGGTGCTGCTGGTGCTCAGGGAGTCCAGGGTGCTGTCGGTGCACAAGGTGCTCAGGGAGTCCAAGGAGCCACAGGTCCTATTGGTGGATCAAACACTCAAATCTTGTTCAACAATAATGGAACCACTGGTGGCAGCGCAAATTTAACATTTAATCTAAATCAAAACTTATTTGCGTTTGGAACCAGCACTCTATTTGCGAATGCGACGAGTAGATTTGTTGGAATTGGAACAACATCACCAAGATCGAATCTTAATGTTATCGGTAATGCGAATATTACTTTAGGTTTAACTTCTGGTGGCGTTATTGCTAGTACAGTTGCTACAGGAACTGCTCCGCTAACTATTGCATCAATAACTCGTGTTACTAATTTGAATGTTGCTAATGCAGGTACTGCAGATACGTGGACAACAAGTCGAACCTTTACAATTGGTGGCACAGGAAAATCAGTCAATGGTTCTGCTGCTGTAACATGGACAGTACCAGAAATTTTAACTACAACTGTCAGTGGTAATGCGGACTTTAATATATTAAGTGTGCGTTCTAATTCAGTTGCTGTAGCTGCATCAACTATAGATTGTAGTGCAGGAAATTATTTTACTAAAACTGCAAATGCAAACTTAACTTGGACATTTTCAAATGCACCCACGAACAGAGTTTATGCGTTCTATCTTGAACTGGCGGCAGGTGGCAGTTATACTATGACCTGGCCAGCTGCAGTTGCATGGGATAATGCTACTACTCCTGTACTATCAGCGGGTGGAACAGATATCCTTGGATTTATTACAATAAATACTGGCACAACATGGCGTGGAATGCACATTTATAAAACATGACAATTATATCTACTAATTTAGTATTTTTAGGGCGACGAGAAACTGGTGGTGAAAACTACTGGGTTACTCGAATTGCAGATGGAGTGTGGAGATTAGGTGGTATATGTGTTGATAGTGTTGGTGAAATTTATGTAACTGGTGATCAATATACTGGCACAGCAAATTCATCAAGAACCACATTATGGAAATTGACTAATAACGGAGAAGCAAACACACAATCAGGGGTTGATGGGATGACAAACAGAACCTGGGGCGCACCAGCAGTCAACCCAGCAGGAACGTCGTCTATATGGATCCCACATAACGGATATACTAGCACTGAAGATTCATGGAAACATCGATTTAACAGTATTGGATCTGCAAATACAGATTTTACTGCCCAGTATCAGGCTAATGTGACTATTAAAACAGGCAGTTCTACGGAGGGTAGCACTAATGAATCTGGTGTTATGGCTGTAGATAGTAGTAATAACATCTATTATGGTGGTACCACTAGTTTTGCTGAAACTTTATGGGCATATGACTCAACTGCAACAAGTTTACAGTGGTCATTAAGATTTGTAAAACCATATGCAGGCAATTTTACATCTATAGATGTTGATACAAGCAATGTTGCTGTAGGATCAAGCGATTACAAGGATGCTGCACCAAACAGACATGGGTTTATATCAAAAATAACAAGTTCTACAGGCAATGTTCAATGGCAAAAACAATTGAATCCTCCATCTAATAATGAACTTTATATTAATGATGTAGCACTCACTTCAAATGGAGTATTGTTAGTAACAGGTCGTGGTTTTGTGGCTGGCGATTTTTGGCGTGGGTTTGTTGCATCAATTAGTGCAGATGGTTCAACAATTGATTGGATAAGACAATATTATATTTCTGGTAGAAATATTATTGGTCTTAACGTTAAAGTTGATTCTAGTAATAATGTTTATGTAATGTACAAAGATCTATTTGACACCCAAATATATATAGTAAAATATAATTCGAGTGGAACTATACAATGGCAACGCACATTAACTTATACTTCACCAAATATGGATGGTCGTGGTCTATATATCCGTGGCGATGTGATGTATATATCAGTATTACACAATGCCTTTACTGGAACAGCTAATGCAAATATAGGTGTTATATTTGTTTGGAAATTGCCCACAAATGGTGGCAAAGCAAACACTAGTGTAACACTTGGTACATCAGGTTTAACAATGCAATATAATACAACTTCTCAAACTGATGCTGCATATGCTAATTGTACTATAGCAAATGGTACAGCAACAGTGGTAACAGGTAACTCGGGATCATTTCTATCAAATACAAGATCTACTACTATAGGTAGTAATACAGCTTTTAAAGGTAATTTATAATGACAGCATATATTGACACATCAACAGGTGAATTTCCCCTCTATGCGGGAGATATTAAATTAAGACATCCAAATGTTTCATGGCCAGTTAATTTTGTGCCTCCTGAAAATTATGCAGTAATTAAAATGGCTGCTGCTCCGTACCTTCCGTGGGATAAAGTATATGTTCATGGAGGAGCTGAATTGGTTGATGGGTTTTGGCAACAAAAATGGGTTATCAGGGATGTTAACCAAGAAGAACGAGATATTTTAATAAAAGCAAAATGGCGTGAAATTCGTACTAATAGAAATAATTTATTATCATCATGTGACTGGACGCAGCTTCCTGACTGTCAACTTAATGATGCAACGAAACAGACCTGGGCAAATTACCGTCAACAGTTACGCAATATAACTGAAACAGAAGATCCATTTGCAATCATTTGGCCACTAGCACCTAACAAGTAATAATATTCTAGGAAACTAAAAATGCCACAGCAGCCACCTGCGCCAGCGGCATAATAAATAGATGATATTGGTGATGCTATTGTGAGAAATACAAAATAAGGTATAATTTAAATGGCATCACCAGCATCTAGAGAACAACTAAAAGATTACTGTCTCCGTAAACTCGGATTTCCTGTAATTGATATCAATGTCGATGACGATCAATTAGAAGATCGCATCGATGATGCATTGCAAAAGTTCCGCGATTACCACTACGACGGCACAGAAGATATCTATCTGGCTCACCAAGTAACCGCTGGAGATATTGCTAATACCTACATTCAAGTGTCGGACAATATCTCTGGCGTTACTCGTCTGCTGCCAATTAGTTCTGGGTCTATTAGTTCTTCTAGTTCTCAAGGATTCAATATCTTTGACATTAACTATCAGATTAGACTTAACGACTTCTATAATCTTTTATCCAGCTCGTACACTTATTATGTGATTGCAAGAGAACACCTTGCAATGCTTGATATGATTGTTACTGGTGAGATTCCATTCTCATACAATAAAAAAGTAAATCGAATCAATCTGTATATGGATTGGGCTGGTCGACTTGCGGTTGGCGATTATATTGTCTTTCAGGCAACTCAAATTGTTGATCCATCAGTATACTCTAAAGTCTTTAATGATTCTTGGTTGAAGTCATATACAGCCGCATTGTTCAAGATGCAATGGGGCAACAATCTAAGCAAATATACAAACTACACGCTACCAGGCGGTCTTGTAGTAAACGGCGAGAAGATCTACAACGATGCAGTTGCTGAGATTGAACTGTTGCACACCAAGTTACGAGAAGAATACGAGCTTCCACCACAAATGATTGTGGGATAATCTTATGCCAGTAAGCGTGTATTTTAACAATCAAGGTGCTACAAGAGAACAGTTTCTTGTAGAAGATCTCGTTATCGAGTCGATTAAAAATCACGGTATTGATATTTTTTATATCCCGCGTGAGTCTCAGTCATCGTTTGATACAATTTATGGTGATGATCCAGTCAAAGCATTTTATAAAGCCTATCCGATAGATATGTACCTTGAGACTTTTAATGACTTTGGAGGCAACCAGGAATTTTTTGCGAAGTTTGGTCTTGAAATTCAAAAAACAGCAAAGGTTGCTGTTGCTCGTAGAACATTTGAACGCTATGTCCCAACAGCATTAAGAAACACACCGAAAGAAGGAGATCTAATCTATCTTCCTGTTCAACAAAAATTGTTAGAAATAAAACAGGTTGAAGAAGAAAAAAACTTTTTCCAAGCAGGAAAAAAAGCACCATATATGTACGGATTAAATATTGAAACATTCAAGTACAACGGTGAATATTTTAATACAGGAATTTTAGAAATAGATGCAATTCAAGATGTTACTTCTTTTGCTGTAACATATACTATGACAGCAAACGGTAGCGCAACATTCGATTTAGGTGAAAAAGTGTATCAAGGTGCATCGCTCGCTGCAGCAACAGCAACTGGATATGTTGTAAGTTGGGATAAACCGACGCTAAAACTAGAATTACGAAATATTAAGGGCGAATTTGCTGCTAACAGCGCAATAGTTGGATCTGTTAGCGGTGTCTCTTTGTTTATGGCTAGTGGAAATGTTCAAGAAAATACAAATGATGAATTTGATGACAATGTCGACATAGAAACCGAAGCTGATAATGTTCTTGATTGGAGTGAGTTAAATCCATTTGGAACGAGTGACGAATAATGCTTTCGAGACAACACTTTTATCACAGAATTACAAGAAAATTAGTCGTAGCATTCGGCACGATGTTTAACAACATTCGTTTGGTCAGATACGATAAAGCAGGAACAACAGAGATCGAACGAATCACTGTTCCTTTGTCATACATGGCTAAAGAAAAGTTTTATCAGCGTTTAGTGCAAGATCCTGGTCTAGATCGTGCAGTTCAAATCACTTTACCACGCATGTCGTTTGAACTCACATCAATTACATACGACCCTTTGCGCAAAAGAAATTTATTTTCTCAAGAATTTAGCCCAAATCAATACACGACAATTAAATCTGCACACATTGCACCATACAACTATAACTTTCAGCTGAACATATTTGTTAGAAACACTGAAGATGGCACTCAGCTTATAGAGCAAATTCTTCCATACTTCACACCAGACTATACATTAACAGTTGACCTTGCTGATATTGGCAATAATGTCGATGTTCCAATCATACTTGAGTCTGTTGATTATGGAGTATCAGGTGATGTTGGAACTGGTGAAGAACTAAGAACAATTGTATGGACGCTGACATTTACAGTCAAAGCATATCTTTATGGACCGATTAATAGCAATACCAAGATTATTCGCAAGGTCACAGCAAATACTTATGACAGCACTTATATCGAAACTGGCGAAAGAAAAATTAATCTGAGTTCGGGTTCTGGTGATTACAAAATAGGCGAGCTGGTGTTTGAAGGGAAAACTATTAATGCTGCTAATGCCTCTGGGTTTGTTAAGTCTTGGGATAATAGAGCAAATCAAATAATTGTTACTGATGTTGCTGGCGTTCTGTTTATTGGCAAAAAATTAACAGGCGCAGTCACTAATACTGCATATACAATAAATACATTTGATATTAATGATAATCAGTTGGTCAACTTAACAGTAACACCAGATCCTTCTAATGCAAATGCTAATGACGACTTTGGCTTTACTGAAACTATTGAAGAATATCCAAACATTACATAATTTATGAGTGAAGTAGATAATATTCCTAATGATTATAAACTTGGAATGATAAAATGAGTGTAATAGACAAAAATTTAGCAGAAATTTTAAATACAGATTACATTGATCAGCCTGTAAAAATAACTGAAAATAATTCGTTTGTGATTATACAACAAGATAAATCTAATCAAATACAATCTGATGCAGATTATGCCCGTAGTAATTTATATGGCTTAATTGAAAAAGGTAATGAAACTATAGAAAACATTTCTGATATTGCAAAAGAAAGCATGCACCCTCGAGCATTTGAAGTTCTTGGACAACTGATCAAAACACAATCTGAAAATTTGGATAAACTTTTAAAACTTCAAAAAGATAAAAAAGAATTACTTAAAACAGAAGAACAACCAACCACTCAACAAAATATTGCAATTGACAAAGCCGTGTTCGTTGGGTCTACAGCAGATTTATTAAAGCAAATAAAAAATGAATCTTAGATCTAAATTAAAGCATTATCTTGGGAATCCCAGCCTAAAACGCATTAATATGCCAATGCAGCTCACGGAAGAACAAGTCCGTGAGTATGTTAAATGTGCAAAAGATCCAATCTACTTCATCGAAAACTATGTAAAGATTATTACTCTTGACAAAGGTTTCGTTCAGATATCTTTGTATCCATTCCAGCGCCAAGCCATCAAAGACATTAACGACAATCGCCGTGTTATAGTAAAGGCAGGTCGTCAGGTCGGTAAGACTACAATGGTCGTTGGATATATTCTTTGGTATATTCTGTTTAACGAAGATAAGTTCGTAGCCATTCTAGCCAACAAAGCACCAACAGCTCGCGAAATCTTAAACAGAGTTAAAATTGCATATGAGGCTTTACCGCTATGGCTGCAACAAGGTGTTCGCACCTGGAACAAGGGTGATATTGAACTAGAAAACAACTGCCGCGTGATGGCTACATCTACCGCTTCTAGCGCGATTCGTGGTTACTCTATCTCGTTGCTATATCTTGACGAGTTCGCATTCGTTCCAAGTAACATTGCTGATGAGTTCTTCACCTCTGTATACCCAACTATCTCTTCTGGTACAACCTCGAAGATCCTAATTTCTTCCACGCCAAATGGAATGAATCATTTTTACAGAATGTGGACCGAAGCAATTGAAGGGCAAAGTGGATTCAAACATATTGAAGCCAACTGGCGACAGGTTCCAGGGCGTGACCAAGCATGGGCAGATGACCAAAGACGCATTCTTAAAGAAGAAAAGTTTCTGCAAGAAATGGAATGCGAGTTTATGGGATCGGCTGGAACCTTACTTTCTTCCGCAGCCTTAAAGTCCCTTGCATTTGTCAAGCCATTGCATACTTCTGAAAATGGCATTAAGATCTATAACCAACCACAAGAAGGTCACAACTACATCATAATTGCAGATACCTCTAGAGGCAAGGGTTTAGACTACTCAGCCTGTGTGGTAATAGACTGCGCTATTCCATATAGAGTCGTTGCAACTTATAAAGACAATAATATCAGCCCATTAGTTTATCCATCAATTCTCAAGAAGATGGGTGATTATTACAATCAAGCCTATGCATTAGTAGAAATAAACGACAACGGGCAACAAGTTGTAGATAGTTTGTTTGAAGACTACGAATACGAAAATATTTTATCCACCATAGATATTAAAGGAAAAATTGCCTTAACATGGGGATATGGAAACAAATCCTATCGTGGAATCCGAACAACCAAGTCCGTGAAGAGACTAGGATGCTCAATTGTTAAAAACCTTATCGAACAACAAAAATTAATCATTGAAGACTTTGATACTATTGCAGAATTATCGACCTTTATTGCTAAAGGAACCAGTTTCGAGGCTGATGATGGTAGTCATGACGACCTAGTAATGTGCCTTGTACTTTTTTCTTGGGCAACAAATCAGTCATTTTTTGCAGATTTAACGAACACAAATCTTAAAGAGCGTTTATATCAAGAACAAATGAAACAGATTGAAGAAGATGCGTTGCCTATGCCGTTAGCTGGGCATATTGATGTAGATGGAAGAGAGTTTGATTTTGTGTCTGGTGGTTCAGCATGGAAAGTGGTCGAGCATTAAAAAACTCGATTTACTAAATAAACCGTAGAATTTCTATTCTCCCAGACAGGAGTAAACCCATGGCATTTTTAGTTTCTCCAGGAGTTAACACTTCTGAAATTGATCTTACAACATCCGTACCTGCAGTCGGAACATCAACTGGTGCAACCGTTGGCGTATTTCGCTGGGGTCCAGCAAATACAGTTATTCAAGTCAGCAGCGAATCTGATTTGGCACAAAAGTTTTTTGCACCAGACGCAAATACTGCAGGTTCCTTTATTGCTGCAGCAAACTTCCTCGCATACGGAAACGATCTTCGCGTCGTTCGTGTAATTAACCCAACTGTTAGTGCAAATGCATCAAACAATGCAGTTTCAAACACAAGCCACTATGCAACGATTGCAAATGACGAAGATTACTTCAACAATCAGTATGCGGCATCAAATACAGTAGTCCAGTGGGCTGCTCGTTATCCTGGTGCTCTAGGAAATTCTCTTAAAGTTTCTGTTTGCTCTGAAGAAGCATCCTTCTCGAGCTGGGCATATGCATCATTCTTCGATGCCGCACCAAACACATCAAACTATGCCGCTGCAACAACTGGAAACGCAAACCTAAAGGACGAAGTGCATGTCATCGTAGTTGACGAAGACGGTCTCCTAACAGGAACAGCAAATACAGTTCTAGAGCGTTGGGCAAATCTATCAAAGGCAAGCGATGCTCGCGGTGATGATGGCTCGACAATCTATTATAAGGAAGTTGTATACCGTAACTCACAGTGGATTCACTGGATCGGACATGCCTCTGGTGCAAACGCAACCAATGCATGGGGTCAAACAGTTGCTACAGTAAATGCTTCTGGCGACAAGTTCCACCAGCCAGCTGTTGCTAACTACTCGCTAGCAAATGGCGCCGATGGTTCTGTTAAGCAGAGCGATATGGTAGCTGCTGTTGATTTGTTTGATAACAAGGAAAAGATTGATATTTCTCTACTCTTCGCAGGTGACTGTGGTGTTGGAGCAAATTCTGCAATTAATCCAGTAACAGTATCAAACGAATACCTAACAGTTGCAGCAAATCGTAAAGACTGCGTTGCGTTCGTATCACCTGCGTACGCAAATGTGGTTGGCTCACAAGCCTCTGTGTCTGCGGTTGTCAGCCACCGCAACGCTCTAACCGACACATCTTACGGTGTGATGGATTCGGGTTGGAAGTATCAGTACGACAAGTACAACGATGTCTACCGTTGGGTTCCACTCAATGCTGATATTGCTGGTCTTTGCGTTCGTACAGATCTACAACGCGACCCATGGTTCTCACCAGCTGGTCTAAATCGTGGTCAGGTTCGTAATCTTGTTAAGTTGGCATTTAACCCAACTCAATCAGAGCGCGATACGCTATACAAGGCAGGTGTAAACCCAGTTGTTTCCTTCCCAGGAGAAGGTACTGTTCTCTTCGGAGACAAGACTCTACAGGGTCGCCCAAGTGCCTTTGACCGCATCAATGTTCGTCGCCTCTTTATTGTTCTTGAAAAAGCAATTTCTACAGCTGCTCGTTCAAGCCTCTTTGAGTTCAACGATGAGTTTACAAGAAGCCAGTTCGTGGCACTTGTAGAACCATTCCTCAGAGATGTTCAGGGTCGTCGTGGTATCTTTGACTTCCGCGTTGTTTGTGACGAAACAAACAATACAGCAGGAGTTATTGACCGCAACGAGTTTGTTGGCGATATCTACATCAAACCAGCAAGAAGTGTAAACTTCATCCAGTTGAACTTTGTCGCTGTTCGCAGTGGCGTAGCCTTCGACGAGATCGTTGGACGCTTCTAATAAATAGAATAG